ACGCTAAAAATGGTTTTGCACAATGCCAGGTGCTGCACATGCCTTGATCAAATAAATCTGGACCAACAGTTTCTGACACTAGGATATCAATTTCACGATCAATTTGCCCGTCAATTTGATCAGTCCAGAAGTCACTATTGATAACTTTGAATCTAGATTGATCAAAACATTTGCTCAAAGTGTACTGTGCTATCTCTGCTGACCTGGGATCTACTTCCACAGCAAACACAAATTTTGCACCAGCTTGTAGGGCGTAGGCTGATAAGATACCAGTACCGGTTCCAACGTCTAACACTACTTTGCCTTTGGCAGTGGAACACAATGCATCTGCGTAGAACTTGTTCCTCCAGCGGTCATTTATCATGATCAGATAATTAGAAATTTGCTTATCTCTAATTGGAATTTTTGTTAACGGATTAAAAATTTTGGTATTCATAGAAATTTTTATAAATAAAGTAGATTTTTACAACAGAATTAAATATTTTGTTGTGTTGATACTTTATTTAAGGAGACTACAAGTGATCAAAAAATTATTATTAACCTTGTTACTGGTGCCTGTCTTGGCCTGGGCCTGGGAACCGGTCCGACCCGTTACTGTGATTGTGGGCAACACCCCGGGCGCTGGCAACGAAATTGCCTTTAGAAAACTAGCAGCAATTGTGCAGAAAACCAATCCCACAGTGGTATTTGTGGTGCAGAACATCCCCGGAGCAGACAGTGTGATTGCCAACAACAAGGTGCTGGAATCTGTGCCCGACGGCTATACCATCAACCTGCCCAGCCACATGAGCAGCTATGTTACCAATGACATCTGGGAAAAATCCATAAAGAAATACAAGTATGACAGCTTTGTGGATGTGCTGACCATGGGCAAAAGTCCCCTAGTGCTAGTGGCCAGTGTCAAGAGTGACATCAACACACCTGAACAATTTGTGCGATTGATTCGTACTACTACCGCACCCATCAGCGTGGCTGTGGGCGGCGGTGCGCACAGAACTGCATTTGAGTATCTAATGGATCGGGGCCGGGGCAATCGAGATCAAGTCAGAGCAATTAAATTTAATGGACCCATGCCTGCTGTGACCAGTGTGGCCAGCTACGATGGTACACAAGGTACTGAATTTGGCATCTTGCCCATTGCAGTGGCCAAGGCCCTGATTGACGCAGGCAAGGTCCGACCCATTGGATTCACAGGCACAAGACGCATGCCACAGTTTCCTGCTGTGCCGTTGCTGAACACTGTGGCACCTGGCATCAACGTGTATGCTGCCTGGAGTATTCAATTGCCCCCAGGTGCAGATCCTGCTGTGGTGAACTGGTATCAGCGTCAATTCAGTGCTGCTGTGCGTTCTGCAGAGTACAAAGAATGGGCTGACGGTCAGGTGGTATTTTATGAAGAATCCGAATTGACTCCTGCAGGATTACGCCGACAAATGGATGAACTACGTGCTGCCTTTATTCCGGTGCTGAATCGAATTGACCTGACCAAGGAATGAAATATATCTTTGTGGCCGGAGCTCCAGGATCAAAATGGAGCAGTGTGGTAAAAAACATTTATTACAGTGCCAGCATTGATCGCAGCGATTATTCAGATGCTAGAACCTATTATCACGATGCTAGTGGCAAAATGGAACTGATGCATCTGGGTGCATACTTTGATCCCGGAATGGAATTCGGGGATTTTTTTGACAATTTAGATCAATACACCAAGGAACAATGTGAAACAGAATTCGACAGACCATTTTCAGGCTCAGGCATTCGTATCATCAAGAGTCATGTGTTTGCGCACCACCTGGAATTCATTAAACGAACGTGGCCTGACTGTGCCATTGTGCTGGTTCATCGCAGCAGTGATTCTTGCCTGGGTTGGTGGGTAAAGTGCGGACATTTCGACATCACCTATCCTGACTACAGTAAATACTACGACAATCTAAGACAAATGAGTCAGATCATTTCTGCACAGAATCAGGCAATTGAATCTGGCATGAATCAGTTAACAGGACCATTTGTTCAGAACAATCAAGAACTGGCACAGTTGTTGGGATTAGAACTGCCACCAGAGCAGTACGCACAAAACTATGCAGAATCAGACATAAAGGTAAAAGTAATATGAGAAGCAGTTGGGACGAAACTCGAGCAAAAAGTGCCTATCACTTTGATCCTGTGCTAAGGGATCCACGCTGGGACACAGTAACAGGACTAGGGCATATAACCCCGTGCTGGACAGAAGAACTCAAAGAAATTATTGACACAGCAAGACCGGCGACCTGGGCCAATCGCGGCTACAAAGGTCAAGGCGTAGAAGTGCCCAAACCTGACCTGGCAGCAGAAGAATATGATCTACAGCGTGTGGGCGCGGACCCTGACATGATCATCACTGACCTAAACTGGCAGATTCCTCCTGTGTTGAAAAAGATAACTGAGCTATTTGCACTGGATGACTGTATGGAACGTATTCATGTACAACAGCCAGGACAAGTGTGGAATCTACACATAGACAAACTGCAAAAATGGTGCCCAGAAGATCCTGATCGTGTGTTGCGAGTGTTTGTTCAACTCACAGACTGGCAGCCAGGACAGTTCTGGGAATACGGCAATCATCACTGGAATCAATGGCGTGCTGGAGATGTTACCACATTTGACTGGCAAAATCTTCCACACTCCACTGCCAATGCAGGACATCATCCCAGAGCAACATTTCAGCTCACAGGCGTAATCTCCCCTGCAACTGAGAAATTCCTAAAGGCCCTGCGTTCCACAACCAGCTATCAATTATGAAAACACTACTAATACTCACAGGCCCACAAGGCGCAGGCAACCATTTATGGTCAAAGATATTTGCTCTACATCCGCAGGTGCTGGGATGGCGTGCCTTGTTGGACACACACTGGATTGGTCATGATCAAGAGCCATTTGCTCAGGCCTGGGCAGATCCTGCCAGACTGAATGAAATGACCTGGCGGCAAGCAGACTGGTTTGTGACGTCCATGAGTGTGCCTTACATGCTTAATGGCACAGCCACAGTGCCCGACTTTAAAGGCTTTGTGCGTGGTGTGCAGAACCTAGGACACCGAGTGATTTTTGGCGTACTGGGCCGCGATCAAAACATTGTGCGTATGCAGCAGACTCGAGTGCGCGGTGCAGTGACCCTGGATCAGTCACTCAAAGAATTTGACAATCTGGCAGCACCTGTGTTCTTGAGTTATGAACTACTGCATCTTTATGGGCACAAGTATCTGGAATCCATTGGACGCCAATTAAATTTCCCCATTGCAACTACGGATCCCAGAATCACAGCCATACTAGCAGATGATACCAATGCCAAATACTTTGGCGCTGTTGGTGCTCAACCAACAGATCAACTAGCACAACACGCTTCAAGGAAACACACATGACCATTAGAGAAATATGAATATTAAAAATTATAAAATAATTGTTGTGTTGTTTCATGAGGGGCAGGGCGGAAATCATTTGGCCAACATCATTTCAACGTCAGACTACGTTGCAGATCGATTTGTGTCAGAAGATTATAAACAAGCACTAGTAGAATATTACGACTCGCCAGAAAAAAATGCACATGTTAAAGGTATTTCTAATGTAGGAGTTCATGACGTTGATGCATTAAAAAAATATATAAATAACAACAAAAAGCCTGTGGTCATTTGCGGGCATGTGCCTGAATTCTATTATGTACAGGGGTTTATAAAATCTCTAGGACCCATTGGTATTATTAATTTTGAAAATTATCATTTAAATGATGCAGTTTGCAAAAGAATAATCAATCTACATCATGGTTATTATGGTTATTCAGATCTAATAGAATGGGCATATCGTGATGATATTGTGAGTAAAACATTCGAAATTGACTACCAGGATATGTATACAACCAGTGCAAATAATTTATTTTGCAACGATTCTAGTGATTTTTTCACATCAATCAGTCATGATCTGGGATTAAACTTAGATATAGAATATTGTTTAAAATTGCACAAAAAATGGTTTGATAAAATCTCTTAGAGAAATAACACATGAATACACAAAAAATACTTATAATGGGCTTGCCCGGTTCGGGTAAAACTTATCTAGCCACAGCACTGAAAAAATACCTGGAAGATAACAGCAGTGTGAGAACCATGCCCATGTATCGAACCATAAACATGGAATCTATACCCAGTACATATCATTCTCAAGTGGATTGGTTCAATGCCGACGATGTTCGCAAAAGATTCAACGACTGGGATTTCAGTCGAGAAGGGCGCATACGTCAAAGTCTACGCATGGCCGAGTTTGCATTAAACTGCTCAGGCGACTATGTGATCTGCGACTTTGTGGCACCATTGGTAGAGATGCGTAATAATTTCAAAGCAGACTGGACCGTCTGGATAGACACCATTGACCGTGGACGCTTTGAAGATACCAACCAAGTGTTTGTACCACCAGAAGTTTATGATTTTCGAGTCACCGAACAAGACGCAGACAAATGGGCCGAATTTATTGGACAACACATTCTTGAAAATCGTCGCAGACCTCAATTTGACTGGAAACGAGAAACTGCATTGTTACTTGGTAGATATCAACCGTGGCACGACGGTCACCGTGCATTATTTGAACGTGCTATCGCCAAATCAGGTCAGGTAATTATCCAGGTGCGCGATTGTCAAGGATGGAACAAAAGTAACCCGTTTGAGTTTGATAAAGTTAAAAAATTTATTAGGCGTGACTTAGATCCCATCTATCAAGGACAATATGAAATAATGCTAGTTCCTAATATTACTGAAATAGTGTATGGCAGAGATGTGGGTTACAAGATCTCCCAGGAAACGTTTACGGACGAAATACATGCTATCTCTGCTACTAAAATTCGCAAAGAAATGGGATTAAAATAAATGTTAGGACGGTGGCACGATAAATAAACACATGAACTCATTTGTTTATCGTTGGACTAACATAACACTCAACAAAATCTATATAGGCTGGCACAAAGGCACAGAGGACGACGGATATGTTTGTTCGTCCGCGTCTACTCAGTTTTGGAGCGACTATAATAATCCGTCCTACAAGTGGCAACGAGAAATAATATTCAAAGGCACTATGCCCGAATGCCAGTTACTTGAATCTCAAATTTTGGATAGTCTTAACATTAAATCTGACAATATTTACAACAACAGAAACAATCTGATGTTTAATTTCAATGACGAAGTTCGTGCCAAGTTAAAAGCTGCTGCATTAAAACGTGGGGAGAATCCTGAATATTGCAACTTACAGGCAGAACGCACACGGGCACAATGGGCAGCTAATCCAGAACGCCGTATAATACAAAGTGAAAGAGCAAAACAACAAGTAATGACTAACGAGATAAAAGAAAAAATAAGATTAGCGAGAACAAATCAAGTTATTACTAAAGAGTCACGGTTAAAATCTTCCGCTACTATCAAAAATGCCCCTGACGTTGTATGCCCACATTGTAAGGCTACAGGTAGATACTTTGGAAGTATGAAAAAGAAACACTTTGATAACTGCGGTATTAAGTAAATCGGTCTCTAACCTAAACACACAACACAGTTCCAGACGGATAAATATCACATATGTTTATCTTGCAATACCTCCCGGACAGCCTGATCCTATGGTTCTGCAACATCCTGCTAGTAGCGGGTGTTGTGTTGACCGTCACAGCCTTTTTCATCAAAACACTCCCGTTTATCAATCAATATCGAATACCCGCACAAGTCCTGGGTATCGCACTCTTGATTGTGGGTGTGTATTTTCGTGGTGGACTTGCTGTGGAACAGACCTGGCGTGAGCGTGTGGCCGAGCTTGAAGCACAGATTGTGGTGGCCCAAGCCGCCTCCAAGGACGCCAATACAAAAATTGAAACCAGAGTCATAAAGAAAACTGAGTATATTACTCGTCGTGGACAAGACATTGTGCAGTTTGTGGATCGCGAAGTTGTCAAGTACGACAACACCTGTGTGATTCCTGCACCATTCATACAAGCACACAATCGTGCAGCGGAGCCAGTCAAATGAGAGCCACAGAATTTATCACTGAAAAGTGGAGTCCAAAATACAAAAAGAGCATCAATTGTGCTCACCCAAAAGGCTTCTCACAAAAAGCCCATTGTGCAGGCAAACGCAAACACAACGAATCTGTTGATGACACTGTGATGGAAATGGTGTGCGAAGACTGTGGCATGTGTGAGGCACATGCTGATTCAGACATCAACGAAAATCTTCGAGACTGGTTCAAGGACAAATGGGTGCGCTTTGGACCCGACGGCAAGATACGCGGTGACTGTGCTAGAGGTTCTGAATCTGAAGGCAAGCCCAAGTGTTTGCCGCGAGCCAAGGCCAATGCACTGGGCAAGAAAGGTCGTGCGTCAGCAGCGGCCAGAAAACGACGACAAGATCCTGATGCCAATCGTTCAGGAGCAGCAATAAATGTCAGCACAAAAGGAAAGAAAAAATGAATATAAATGATATCATCACAGAATCACAACAAAAATGTCCGCATTGTGGTGGACCCTTGATGGAATATTCAGATCTAATGGAAAAGAAAGATGCCTGCTACTACAAGGTCAAGGCTTCGGCCAAGGTATGGCCTTCAGCATATGCGTCAGGTCGTTTAGTACAGTGTCGCAAAAAAGGTGCTGGCAACTATGGCAACAAGTCAGAAGGTGTGGCGGAAGGCACGGAGCAATCATTATCGTCAATGGTAAATCAAGATCAGTCAGAGCGTAACGAATATAAAAACTTTGTAAAATCACAAGCAGGTGGTAATTGGTCCAAAGGGGCTAAAATGTATGCTCAACTCAAAAAAAGACCTAGTAATGATATATTTGGTGATGCGTCAAGATTAAATCAGTTTATGAAAATGAAGTTTGATTTTGATAAATTTACCGATGAAGATTGGGATAATTATTGGTTGTTGGCACAACATTGTGATGATAATCGTGACTTTCAAAAGAATGCGTTATCAATAATTAAAAAATATCAAGGTACGGATCACTCGCACTACAAATATCTGTATGATAGAATTAGTATGGGCCTAACTGGTAAACAGAAATATGGAACACAGAATGTTAAAGAGCAAGGTGTGGCGGAAGCATTTGGTCCACTGCCGCGTGATAATCAACAAATACGTCTGGGTAGACATACAGTAGACATTGAACGAGTTGGCGAGGACAAGAACTATATAGGATTTGCCTGGCACGACAGCAAGGGCCAAGAACACTATGAAGAAGTATCAGTGGGCGACCTTGGCAGCTATGATGATTTGATTGATAGAATCAAACAAGAAATTTCATACCAAGAAAGACAATACACCGATCAAGGTGTGGCGGAAGCGCAGCTGGATGAAAAATGCTGGGACGGCTATCAGCAACAGGGCACGAAAAACAAAAGTGGACGCCAGGTGCCCAACTGTGTGCCGGTCACAGAAGACCTTGACCCGGATCAACAGTTTGACATGATCGAAGACATGGTAGAACAACTGGCCGAATCACATGGTGTGGATTCAGATGAAATCTGGGAAGACTTTGAGTCAGTGGATGATCACGAACTGTACGAAACAGCAGCCTGGCGCAGAAAAGAAGGCAAGAGTGCCCGGGGCGGACTCAATGCCAAAGGTGTGGCCAGTTATCGTAGAGAGAATCCCGGATCAAAACTGCAGACAGCAGTGACTACTAAACCAAGCAAACTCAAGCCTGGTTCCAAAGCAGCCAAGCGCCGTAAATCATTCTGTGCCAGAATGGGCGGCGTAAAAGGTCCAATGAAAAAGCCCAATGGCAAGCCCACACGCAAGGCCCTGGCCCTGAGAAAATGGAACTGCTAAATGAGAGCAAGTGAATTTGTTTCAGAAGTCAAGGGTCACGATTTTATGGCAGGACACTGTCATGTGATGGCCATGGCATTGAAGCAGTTGCACCCTGATTGGCAAATACGTGCCCATGTAGGCTATGACGATGATGCTGCTGATGACACTGAGTATCGTGTGGATCATGTGTACACAGTGGCGCCAGATGGCACGGCATATGACTGCCGTGGTAGATTCGACAATGAACAACAGTTGGTGGGACCAGACACAACAGGTGGTGTTGACACACAGTATGTGAACTTTGGGCCCAAAGAGATCAAGCAGGCGATGCTGCGTGGTGAATTGAAACAGTTCACTAAACAAGACTTGGCCAATGCCATGCAGGTAGCCACACAGGCAGGCAAGCAAGATGTTTCAGAAGCACCGGCTGGATACAAAGAAATAGAATTTGTATGTGTTAATCCACAATTCCCAGATGCTACTGATCCTGCATTGCAGAAAAAGATGTATCGCGGACTAAAACAAATTGACGGAGTTGTTCCATTATGGCAAGAATGGGGTGATTACAGTGAAGGTCAGGCAAGTCTAAGTGCAATATATCAAGATTCTGACAGTCGTGA